CATTGAGTGCATTGATGCAATTGAAGCGTCCATGACTCTTGAAGCTTTTCGCGGCTACTGCAAAGGCGCGGCCCTGAAATATTTATGGAGATACGAAAGAAAATCAAAATCTTTAGAAGATCTAAAAAAAGCGCAGTGGTACCAAAATCGTTTGATATCTACTTATAAATAACGTTTTATGTCGAGGAGCGACTATGAACACTGAACAATTTATAACCTTACAACAAGAGCACGACCTTGCGACTCGCAACGACTCTCTTTCTTATGAACAAACACTTTACGTCAATTTATTCGTCAAATCTAAATTTCCTAGCTTATATCAAGAATGTGTTAACGAGTTTAAAGAAATAGCCCCAGAGTTATATGCATCCGGTCAACAGCCCGCAAATAACTCTGAGGATATATTCTAATGGACTTAGTTACTCTTGATTTCGAAACTTACTTTGATACAAAAATAAGCCTCACTAAAATGACAACGATGGACTACGTTCGTCACGAAAAATTTAAAGTGTGGGGCGTCGGCATCAAGATAAATCATGATGACACGGAGTGGTATGGTGAAGAAGAAGCCGAAGACGCGTTACGCAGTATTGATTGGGACCACACAACATTAATTGCGCATAACACGCCATTCGACGGTTACATCTTAACAAGATATTACAAACTTATACCAAAATATTACGTCGACACAGCTGCGGTCGCCCGCGCGCTGCATCCAGGGCAGTCGGCGCGTCTTAAAGACGTAGCCATTCGATTATTCCCTGATGATGAAACAATGCGCAAAGGCGACGAGCTTATTGATGCAAAAGGTATATACGACCTCCCACCTGACATCGAAGAAACACTCGGCGGCTACTGTATACAAGACGTCGACCTCACATACGCTCTCTATCATCAAATGCTTCCTCAAATGCCTCAATCAGAGATGGACTTGATTGATCTTACATGTCGCATGTTTTGTGAGCCTATGTTAATCGTGGACCGTGAAGCATTAACTACGTTTCGTGATGAAACAATTGCAAATAACGAATCAATTATAAAAGCAGGGGGCGTAGATCCTAAAATTCTTAGCTCTAACAAACAATTTGCAGAACATATATATAACATGGGCCTTGTGCCTCCAACAAAAACAAGCCCAAACACAGGCAAAACAATTCCAGCACTTGGTAAAAACGACAAAGCGTTTACCCAAATGCAAAGCATGTACCCACAATTTCAACACATATGGGATGCGCGTAAAGCTGTAAAAAGCCGCATCAATGAGACGCGCGCGCAGCGCTTCCTGGATGCGACGCACGACGACGGCACAATCAGTGTGCCACTTCGTTACTATGCCGCGCACACCGGACGTTTTGGTGGCACAGAAAAAATCAATATGCAAAACATGCCGCGCAAATCACCGCTACGACGTGCCTTAACATCACCACCTAACAAACTAGTGTTTGTTGCTGACTTGTCAAACATCGAAGCGCGTATGCTTGCGTGGCTTGCAGACGAAGACGTGTTATTAGATCAATACAAAAACGGTGAAGACACCTATTGTATTCTTGCCTCTGATATCTATGGCAGACCTATTGATAAACTCTTAGATGAACTAGAACGCTTTGTTGGTAAGGTCGCAATGCTAGGCTTAGGCTATGGAATGGGTGCTCTAAAATTTCAAAGCACACTTGAATCTGGCGCAATGGGACCTTCTATAAAGTTCTCAACAAAAGAAGCTTACGACGTAGTATCTACATATCGTTCTTCATATTCAAAAATACCTTTGTTATGGAACAAACTTGAAACTAAATTAGCTAACACTATCAACCCAAATTACAAAGAAGAATGGCATGGCTTAACATTCCATGACAAAAAAATTAAATTACCCAACGGACTGTCACTGCACTACAACAATCTACGTTATTGCGCAGGTAAACTTACTTATGACAGTCGTGCTACTGAAAGCACATGGGGCGGCCGCATCACAGAAAACGTAGTGCAAGCGCTGTCCCGTCTTATTGTTACCGACGCAATGTTGCGTATACAAAACGACAAAACCCTCGACGCTAAGATCGTCCTTACTGTCCACGACGAGATAGTTTTAATTAGCAATGCTAATGATGCAGATGCTACAATGGCAAAATTAATCTCACACATGTGCGTTAATCCCTGTTGGGCAACGAACCTTCCATTAAATGCTGAAGGTGGTTATGACAACAGATACAGTAAGTAATAATAATATGTCTAGACTAGTATTAACACGGAAGCTTAATGAACGGATCATCATTCACGATGAAACTGGCGTCTTGACGAATTTAAAAATATCAAAAATAGACCGCAACCAAGTTCGAATCACTTTCGAAGCAGATGATTCTATTAAAATTGATAGAGAAGAAATTTTTGAAAAGAGCCTTTTTCTACAAAAATAAATATTAGTATTTCTAATAATATGATATATTTATATCTCTGTAGGAGGAGACATGGAACTGACATTTTTAGAAGCCGCCAATGGGCAGCGGCTAAGTAAACGACACTGCCCCATAAACGGATTTACCCCTTATCCACACGTAAAAAATGTAACATCTCATCAAACTACAATCCCATTAGACAACACAGGCTTAGCGATGTTAGAGCAAGCGTTGCTTACTAACGGGAGCTTAGGACGATGCCTCCTTAAAGGAGGATTAAAACGACCTCTAGATAATGAATCGCGTGCAGGTAAAACAGACCGCATAGCGTATTCAAATCTTCTTGTACTAGATATAGATGGCATCACTCTTAACAATCACACTAACCCAAAAACATTTACTTCATTAGAAGTAAGCACTCTTGCTAAAGAAGTAATGCGCGAGCTACCACCAACTGTTCAAGACTGTAGTTTCATAGCGCAAGCTTCATCTAGTCTTGGACTTAAAGGCGACAAAGTTTCACTGCATATTTTTATACTGCTTAAAACAGCTATGCCTGCTAAAGCTGTAAAACTATGGTTACAACATTCAAACTTTGAATCGCCGTTATTTTCTTCGCAACTAGAGTTATCGTCTAACGGACATTCACTCAAATATCCTTTAGACATCAGCGTTGCTGACAACTCAAAACTAATCTTCATAGCGCCTCCTACCTTTGAAGACGGGACCCACGACCCGTTCAGTTCCTCGGCTGAACGGGTCGTGCGCGTTTCCGGTATTCATGAGACGCTAGACCTTGCAAAGTTAATGAGCAATATAAGTCCAGAAATCGTTCATCAACAAAGCATTGAGTTTAAAAATAAGCTACGAGTACAACGCGGCTTTAACGCTAAAAAAGAACGCTTAACTCTTGCTACTGTTAACAACCGATCAGAAGAAATACTTACTAACCCTGACCGTATGGCAATTGCTATTGCAAACGAGTCTTACGCACCTTTTATCTGTTGCAATGTTAATGGCGGCGATAGCGGAGCGTATTACTTCAACCTTAAAGATCCTACATACATGTATAACTTTAAGGGCGAACCCATATGGTCTATTGAAAAAGCTGACCCTGACTTTTATAAATCTCTCTTTGATCACTTTCAAAAAGAATTAGAAAAAGAAGGGCGGGCGGCATTTCCAATCGTGCTACGTGACTACGAAACTGATACACATTACAACGGTGTGTTTGATCCTAACTTAAATCAATTTACAAAAGATTTTCCGCTTACACCTTGCGCATCTTCAAGCATTGAAGGCTTTATGCGATCACACGGTCGTAGCAAACCAGATTTTGTACCTGATGCAAAAGTTATATTTGATCCAACATCACAAGCAAACGCTGTTAATTTATCAAATATTCCTTATCACATAAACATGTACCGTAAGACGCCCTACATGTTGCATACATCAGGAAAAATAAAACTCAGCGTCGGCGACTCTCAGCAGCTGGGCGAGCATTGTCCTCTTATTCATAAACTGCTAATACATATTCTTGGTGGACAAAACTTAGAAGTAGAACACTTTCTTAATTGGCTGTCTTATATATTTCAAACCAAGAAAAAAGCAAAAACAGCGTGGTTGCTACAAGGTGTCCCAGGCACTGGTAAAGGTATCTTCTATTCAAAAGTATTAAGACCGTTGTTCGGCTCCGAGCATGTGCCCATGCGGGCGTT